AGCTGTTGACTTCCAAAGATAGCTTTGTACGTAAGAAAATCATTGATCAAAATCTCAGCTATCTAAACAGTCGCCTCACGCATTACTTGGATCGTATTGGATTACCTCATACCGTGAAGTTTCAAAACGATCTAAGTGTAAGCATTGAAGAACTAGGACGAGAGTTGGACTTTGATAATCTCAGTCGAGGGGAACGCAATAGACTAATTTTAAGCATGAGTTGGGCATTCCGCGACGTATGGGAAAGTTTATATCATCCTATCAATATTTTGTTTGTTGATGAAATGATTGACTCGGGCCTAGATACTCAAGGCGTAGAAAATGCATTGGCATTGCTGAAAAAGATGGCTCGAGATCGCAACAAGAGTATCTGGCTTGTTAGCCATCGAGACGAATTGGCCGGGCGTGTGGAAAATATTTTGAAAGTAATCAAGTCCAATGGCTTTACCTCTTACAGTATTGACACAGAAGAAGTATAAATGTTTTTGTACGATTCAATAGATGAATATCAGTTAGAAATCACTTCCTACTGTAATGCAGCCTGTCCTCAGTGTCCAAGAAACAACCTTGGTCACGGCATCAACCCCTACATGCCGTTGACTCATTTACACAAAGACATCATCGATCAAGCGTTTGATGAAGATCTGTGTCAACGTCTTAGACAAGTGTTTTTTTGCGGCAGTTATGGCGATCCCATAATGCACCCGAATTTTTTAGAGATACTGAGAGATTTCAGACGTAAGAATCCCACTCTATGGTTGTACTTTCATACCAATGGCGGAGTGCACGATTCAGACTACTGGAAAGAAATTGCTGTGATCATGAATGGGCATGGCCAAATTGATTTTGGCATTGACGGACTCGATGATACTTTACATCTATATCGTAGAAATGTAAAATACAGCAAAGTTATCAGCAATGCAAAATCTTTTATCGATGCTGGCGGGCGTGCACAATGGAACTTCATTGTGTTTCGGCACAATGAACATCAAGTTGAACAGGCCAAGCAAATAGCCAAGGACATGAACTTTCATCATATACTGATTCGAAAGACTGGAAGATTTTTAAATCATTCAACTCTAGAGGAACTCCAAACCTGGCCGGTGTTTCAACAAGATTATGTTTTAGAACCTCCAACAAACACAAATTACAGAAATCAAAGCATGATGTTTTTGCCGCAACTCAAACATCAATATAGTAACATTCAAGATTATTTTGATAAAACTCCAATACGGTGTGATGCACTGTTGGGCAAAAAAGTTGCTATCAATGCACAAGGTATTGTGCTGCCCTGCAATTTTTTCAATCACAACTTGTACGATGCAAGATTTAGAGATGGTTCATTGCCCGGCGCAAATTCTTTGAGTCAATCCAATGGTCAAAATCAAGTTAGAGAATTTTTAGAATCATATGGACTGGACAATCTGAACATCACGCATCATAGTTTAAGAGAAATTTTTAACAATGCTTTTTGGAAAGATTTAGTGCAATCATGGACCAATCGCCGTCGGTTGTTTGAGTGTGCCATGACCTGCGGATCAAAATTTACCAAAGTATGGGACCAAGGAGGGTCCATTAGATGAAAATGCTAGTAACCGGGGGCAATCGAGGCCTAGGACTGGGACTGGTAGAAAAATTTGGAGCCGACAGTGTTAGTCGAGCAACTGGATTTGATATCACAAAAAATGTCGGCGAAATCGCCATTCGTAGTTTGGATTATGATGTGTTTGTAAACAACGCTTTTGATGGGCCACCTCATGAGTCCTGGGCCAATTTTGCACAGACACAACTTTATTTTGCTGTGTACGAAACTTGGAAAACAGCCGGTAAAAAAGGTTGTATTTTTAACATTGGCAGCGTTGGAGAAAAACACATTGTGGCACCAGAGCCGCGATTTGAAACGTATCGTGTGGCCAAGGCTGCACTACATCATGCCAGTCTTCAAGGCACGCAGGCATTTAAACAAAATCTGGTCTCTTTCAAAACCACGCTAATTACATTGGATAGATTGGATACTCCGCTTAGTCGCAGCAGACCCAATTGGACCGGTAACGGAATCAATCTTGATGATGTGTTTGAATTTATCAAATACGTTACTTCAATCTCCAACAACACAGTTGTTGAAGAAATTACATTTTACGTCAACTTTCAACACCAATGACAGTAGTAATTGCAGCCGTGCCCTTGGTTGAAACAACTGAAATTCTCATGGCTCCGGCTTTGCTCAAGGCCTGCTTAAACAAGCACGACATTTCTGCAGTCGCGCTGGATCTCAACATTGACATTGTTAATAGATTAAAAGATCATCCCAAAAGTACACAGATAAAAAATTTTTTCTTTACGCAAAACATTGATCCAGATGTCATCGACGAGATCTGCGACATAATCGATTACTGTGCTGAGAAGATTTGCCAACAACAACCAACTGTGATTGCACTTAGTTTACTGACTTACAGTTGTCAAATTTTTACACGCTGGTTGTGTGCAAAACTGCGATCATTGGCGCCTGATGTGAAAATTGTCATCGGGGGCACTGGAATCAAAAACTTCATTGCCGACTTTGACAACAGTTTTTGTCAACAATGTGTTAGATTGAATCTGATCGACGATTATATCACCGGCGATGGCGAAGTTAGTTTTGTCGAATACATCAAAGGAAATTTAACCTACCCTGGTATCAACTCTGACCAATGGCAGCGTACACCAGATCTCAATGTTGTTCCTTTTCCTGATTACTCTGACTACGATTTTGAAAAATACGAGCTCGGAGATATCCCACTGTGTGACAGTCGAGGATGTGTTAAAAATTGCGAGTTTTGCGATGTCATCGAGTATTGGACCAAGTTTCAGTGGCGGTCTGCAGAAAATATTTTTCAAGAAATGCTTTGGCAAATACAAAAATACCAACGACATTCATTTTCGCTCAGAAGCAGCTTGGTCAACGGAAACATGAAAGAATTTCGTTTACTGTTAGATTTGATCTGCAATTACAATCAAGACAAGCCTCGAGCAAGTCAGATAAGTTGGAAAGGTTACTTCATCGTAAGAACTCAAAGTCAACATCCCCCAGAATTATGGGAGAAACTACGCAACAGCAACGGTACGTTGATTGTTGGCGTCGAAAGTGTTGTTTCTCGAGTGCGTCATGGCATGGGTAAAACTTTCAGCAATGAAGATTTAGATTACCATCTGGCCATGGGCAAAAAATTTCAAGTTTCCATGGTACTTCTTATGATTGTGGGCTATCCAACAGAAACTCAAGACGATTACGAGTTTACCAAACAATGGATCAAAGATCGAAAAAACTATGCCAATGACACAGTTGTTAAAATTGGTCTAAGTCTGGCCAGTGTGCTGCCCAATACACAACTGTCTCGCAATGCAAGCAAGCACAATCTTAAATTGCATCCTATTTTGCCCAGCGTATGGATCAATCAAAATTTGAAAATTACTTCGACCCAAAGAGTTGAGTATCTCAAAGAGTTGTTAAGGATATGCAAGGAAGATTGCGGGTTTAATTTTTACTCCAACGAACAAACCATAGAACATAGCCTGGCACATGACAACCTCTATTGATTTTGAATTTAACTTTGGGATCCACAACGGATCCATGAATCTATCTTTGTACTCCAATGAAAAGTGTTTGATTGAATACAAAAATGTTGATCGATCATCACAGCACTTTTCCACCACTGTGACATGGCCTACACAATTGAAATTGTATCTCTCAAACAAGCACTCATCTGATACAAAAGTAAATGAACATGGAGAGATTGTAGCAGACAAATACATCCAATTAGTTGCTATGAAAATTGGAAGGATACCTGTTTCTGTTCCAACCTTGTTTAAGATTTGTCGTTATCATAGAGACCAATTTGATGATGATGTCATTGATACCTTCTGGGGTTTCAATGGCATTGTTACCATTGACCTTGATCATAGAGATTTTGTTTGTTGGCATTTGAAAAACAACAATATTTTTGAAACAAGATAAGTTGCATAACTATATGACAACGTAGACTTACTAAAATTCAAATGACATGGATATACCAAGGCTCTGAGATCAACGAATTACCCGAAGATTGTGTGGGATTTGTGTATATCATAACCAATTTAACCAATCAGCGCAAATACATAGGCAAAAAACTTTCAAAATTCAGCAAAACAACATACAAAACAGTCAAACAAAAGAATGGTATTAAAAAGCGAAAAAAGATAAGATCCAAGATCGATTCTGACTGGAGAGATTACTACGGATCTAGTCCAGAATTGACACAAGATGTTCTTTCATTGGGTGCCGAAAACTTTGTTAGAGAAATACTTTTTTATTGCAAAAGCAAAGCAGAATGTTCATACGTTGAAGCAAGAGAACAGTTTGCCAGAAAAGTGTTAGAAAGCAACGATTATTACAATGGTCACGTACAAGTCCGAGTTCATAAAAGTCATATCAATGGCAAGCTCTCCACTCAACATGAATCAACTTGAGCATGAGTTTTTGCAAAGATGAGTGACTTGTTTCTCAAAGAATTTTACGACTCTGTTCGAGACCCGTCTTGGCCCGACATAAACAATTGGATAGATTTTGAAAATCTAGACTCGGGTGTCAAACAAGAATGCTTCAAAGTGCATGGACTACAACACAGACTCGACCAAATCAACAATGCGGATTATTGGGCAGGTCGAATGAAAGTTCTCCGACACCAAGATTTGTTTTTTATCCCAGTTCCAAAATGCGCATCAACATACTATTTGGATCTGTTTGAAAATCAACTCGGCTGGGAAGAATCGTCACTGGATCAAATTAATTTCGATCAAGATCTAGCATTTGGCACCTTGATGCATCCGGTCACAAGATGTCTCAAAGGACAGGCACAATGGCTTTGGCAAGTTGTTAGACAGCTAGACTGTTTTCAGACCTTGCACTTTGATGAATACTTTAAAATTATCACCGAAGATCTTTTGATACCAGATTTACACTCATTGCCATACAATATAACTTTTGGAAAATACCTAGACAAAATCCATTGGATTCCAATGGACTTGTTAGACGATCGTCAAACCAAAATTCACATGATGGAACTGTTTGCTTCTCGTGGACATTCAATATCATTGCCTTTGGACGACGAAAGAACTCATCAATCACAGCCGCTGAAACTCAAATTCTATCAAACACTTCATCAAATCTATTTTCAAAAAACCAAAAAATCATACTTTTTACAGTTGTTACTGTCCGCAGATTTAGCATTCTATCAACAACTAATCAGCCAATATCAAAAAAAAGCAGCACTAGCATAACTAATTAAAGACACTGTGCTGGGTGCCATGGCCCAGCCCCATTGAGCCTGTATTAATTTACCGGCAGATCTTGGGCGTCAAAGGATAGAGCTAACTTAGGCCTAAATGATAGGGGCACTGTGAAAAAGATACAACCCCTGCGTGTGTGATTTCGTCTGTATGGGATCAACTGCGTTCCGTTGTGAGTCAAGGCTGGAGAATATGGGGGTACAGCACAACCGCCTCCGCAGCATGTTTACAGCCTGTACATGCTAAATCTCCTGATACAGATGACCGTTCGAACTCGGATGAGGCATCTTGCCCGGTTAACGGGCAAGTATGACCAAAGAATCTGGATGAGACTATTTCTCGCTGAAGCGTAAAGTGTCATTGATGAGCGCAAGCGAAATCAATAGACTTGCGCAGCAAGTCTCATAAGGATTCAAGTAAATACTCAACTATGATATTACACCAATTGATAGAATCTAGTCCTTTAACGCTGTCTGGTAGTTTTAGCAGGGACTTGGTGGCCAGTAAGTTATGGCTTATGACTGTGGTGCAAAGGCTCATGCAGCAGCATGATGTTGATCGATTCAATGCAACGTATATTTTAGGTTCTTGGTATGGCAACATGAGCTTGATCATGGGTTTGGAAAATTTCCCCACTGACACCATGATCAACGTAGATACCAACTCTGCATGGGTAAAACACAGCAGGAAATTGGCTCAACAACTGGGCCTTGACAATCAAATGCAATACATGGTAGCTGATGCCAATCAACTTGATTATCGCCAAGCCCTGCTGCCCAGTTTGATTGTCAATACTTCGTGCAATGACATGTCAGGAACTGACTGGTTCAAAAACATTCCCCAGGGTGCTTGGGTGGCATTGCAGGCACGGGATCAAGCAGACAGCGAAAACCAATGGGAATCCTTGAAAGAGTTTGCCAGCGATTGGCCTCTTAAAAAGGTTTTATACCAAGGGCAAATACAACTGCGTGACCCAGAAACTGCTTATACTAGATTTTTAGTAGTGGGTGTGCGTTGAGTTTAGAAGAACGGTAGTCCAGACTTTTTGGTTGTTTCAAGATTCTCGTTGATTAATTTACTGATCAACTGTCTTTCTTGATGGGACAATGCCATGGCTTGATCATACGTTAAACCACCACGCATGAACCAGGACAGTTTTAATGCCTCGCTCCTGATAAGGTCATTTTCTCGATCCATGTCCGAGATAATTTTTTCAATCTCTTCAGGACTAGAGGTCAGGAGCCGTCCACGAAAAAACTTGTCATATCCAGTGTAAACGGCTGTTGATATTGATGTTCACAGTTTGGACATTTGAGACTCAATGGCTTTACTTCGCTTTGCTGTTTTAGATTGATGGCATGGTCCTTGACCGTGGTAAACACTTTGCGATCGCAATTTGCTATGAACTCTGCAATGAATTCTTGCTCACTGACCAAGGCATTGGGAGTTTTGATGGCTGCAATGCTGTTGGCAATGGCCCGGCTGGTTATTTCGGTAATTTGATTCAGTGCCTGTGCCATTACTGATGCACGTTGTTGATCGTCGGTGATACTGTCCAGCTGCCTGATCAACTGTTGTTGTTCGAATTGTTTTTGATTGTTTTCGTTGATTTGTCGATAAGAAATAGGCGCAAAATAAATTTCTAAATCGCCAATTTGGAGACTTTTATCAAAATCTCCCAGCTTGATTTGATCATTCACTGCACGTAGGTCAATGGAATAATCTGTTTCAGTTTGACATGACGGGCAGGTGCTAGGCAATTCCATGTCATGACCGTAGGTGGCAATTCTAATGGCTATTAACACAGCATCCACATCCGACGACGGCATACACCAAGGATCTTTGATGTTGGGAACGCAACTTTTTACCACTGATACCACTGCAGAACCGTTGAACAGTGCGTCGGGAGTACGGTATGTGATTTCGTCTCTCGCTGTCATAGGGTATACTGGTAATTCTTGATTGGGGGGCATATCCAATGCCCCGGTGGGATAGTGACGTCCTCCACTGGGCAATCTTAGATAAATCGACGGTTGTCGAAAGAATTGTGCAAGCGGGTTTTGATTGGTCATAGTTTCCTCGGTAAATATAATTATGGCCAATACCTACACTCCCGAAGAAATTTCCGAGATAATTCAACGCTACAATGACGAATTGCTGACCACCGGCAAAGTCAGCCGAGAATTGCAAGAAGAATTTCGCAATGCCCAGATAGGTGTAAAAAATTACACCTATCAACTGAACCAAAGCCTTAAACAACTGGGCAGTTCTATAGCAGGAACCATGGGCGCCATTGCCAATGGCAAAACTGATGCCACTGCGTTCAACGGTGCCATTGATGCAGCCGGAAACGCAGTCAACGCTGTTTCACAACGTTTTGGTGTACTAGGAAAAGCACTGGGGTTGGCAGCAGTTGGGTTTGCAAAATTTGCTCAAGCAGCATTGGATCAAAGCAACAAGCTGGCTAGTTCTTACCAAGACATCAGCAGATTTGGTGCCATAGCCGAAGAGGGTGGAACAGGTCTATTCAAGTTAAATCAGCAGTTGGGTTATGGTGTTGAAGAACTTGATAGTTTAAGAAATATAATATCCAAGAATGCCGAAACATTTGCCACTCTGGGCGGAACCGCAGTTGATGGTACCAAGGCATTTGGCAATTTGGCACAGAGTTTCCAGCGTGGGGATTTACTTAATAACTTCTTGAATCTTGGCATGTCAGTGGATGGCATTAACACAGGGTTAGCCAACTACATTGCCATTCAATCACGCACAGGTGTAGCACAAAGATCCACACAGCAACAACTTACCCAAGGCGCCAATGCGTATCTTGAAAGATTGGATTTGTTGAGCAAATTAACAGGTCAGAGTGCAGAAGCCATAGCAGAAGAACAAAAGCAGCGCATGGCAGATCAACAATTCCGAGCTGTTCAACGAGAGCTACAGAAAAAAGCCGATGCTGGTGACGAGCAAGCAAGACAAAAATTGATTGAGATTGACAAACTCATGGCTCAAGCGGGCCCTGAGGCTAGAAAAGCCATAGTACAAGCCATGACCGGGTTTGTCGGAGCTGGTAAAGAAGGCGAAAAACTTTATATGACCAGCGCCAGAGCATTTAAGATGCTCAATGATCCGTTGTTTAAAGCTTCAGATTTTATGGAAGTGTATGCCCAAGACGCCGAAAGAACAGCAGATAGCTTTGCTACCCTAGCCAAACTGGGCAATTACAATGAGGTATTTTTAGATTTTGCCGCCGGTCTTGACGCAGCCGCAAAGAGAACAAAATCTACCTATGCTGAACAAGAGGATGCAGCACGAGCACAGCAAGACGCACAAAGAAATAATTTAGATTCGGCCACTGCGGCCAATATACAGTTACAAAAAGGTTTACGTGACACTCGCGACGGTTTTCAAAATCTAATTAATTTAGGCGTAAAACCGCTGACCCAAGCCATGGCTGCATTGGCTCGTGGCGTGTCTTGGATTGTATCAAAAATCCCCGGAACATCGAGTCCTGGTACCG